CAATCAAACTTTGAGGCATTTGATTCTCTACCATGTTTGCTAAATCTATTTTACTTAATGCCATAATTAACTTCCTATCCTGTATGCACCAAAAAATGTTGCTTTTGTTCCTGTGGTAAATCTTGGAGTTCCAGATGTAACATCAATATATCCAATCATTTCTATATAATCAGAACTTCCATTCATATCTATTATTGCACTATTTGGTACATTAATTTGATTAAATTGGTCATCTTTTGGATCAAATTTAACTGCTCTATAAGCTGAGCCATTTTTATAAATATAATTAAATATATTTCTAAGTTGAGAAGCTGAACTGCTTAGCAATCTTATATTAGAATATATAAAATATTTACCAGCAACTGTTGGAGTGAACCTATAATTAGTAGAGTTGTCATAACAATTATCTGTATCAAAAACTTCTGTATCAAAATTAACTTTTGTGTTGGTTGCATCTGAAATATCTTGGTCTGAACTTAAATATGCTTCAAAAGCAGGATAGTTAGTCTTCTGCGTAGTAAGATTACCCGCACCATCAGACGTTAAAATGCTGTTACCGCCAAAGTCCTGTAGTTGATTTGCTTTTATAATTGATGCCATTATACTCCTATTAATCTGTGTCCTGAAAAGTCTACATAAGCACTTTGTAAATCTTTACTGTCCCCATTATCTTGTCTTACATAAAATTCAACGTAATCTGACTCTGCTAAAGTTATTACAGCCGATAATCTTAGTGTTGTTATTGAATTTGAACTTGCGCTTTCTACATCAACTCTAGCTGTATTTATTTCTGAACCATTTTTATAAAATCTTGCAGCATTTCTTCTAGTATCATCTAAGTAAAAACATGAAGCTGCTGTGAATAAATATTTTCCTGCAAATCCAGATGGACAAGTAAACCTGTATGTAGAGTTATTATAAGCACTATTAGTGTCATATTCTTCAGTGTCAAAAGCAGCTTTGTTCCAACTACCATTAGTGCAAGTTTGGTTTGCACTCATAGTTGCTCTAAAAGCTGGTGTATTGGACATACCACCACCAACTGTAACACCTGTTGATACAGTAATGGTATCCCCAGAACTACCCAGGGTTACTGTGCCGTTGTCCGCGATTGGTTCTATATTTGTTGTTTTAATTGTTCCCATAATATTATGTTCCTATCCTGTATCCAGCAAAAGTTACATTTTGTGAAGTTAAAGTATTTCCGTATATTGCTGGTCCAGTTCCAGAAGATACATCAATATAAACTTTAACTTGAAAATAATCTGATGAACCATTTGCTTCTACCATAAAACCTTGAGTAATTGGTAAAGCATGAGCAGTAATCCCACTTGAACCACCTTGATCTAAATTATAAAGAGTTGAATTTATTCTAGCTCCATTTTTATAAAGTCTTCCACCAGCTTTAATCATTTTATCGTCTGTTCTAGAATAAGCATCTAATACAAAATATAAAAAATATTTTCCAGCTAAGTTTGGTGTAAATTTGTAGTTTCCAGCAGTATTATCAAAACAATTATCTGTATCAAAAACTTTATGGTCATATACAACTAAAGTTTCTGTAGCATCACTTAAATTTTGTTGTCCACCACTAGCTAATGCACTAAAAGCTGGATATAGAAAACTTGGTTTAGCTCCTGTTGCAGTAGTAATCGTATCCCCAGAACTACCTATCTCTAAACTAGTTCCTGATTGTGGGTCTATTTTATCTACAAATAATGTTGCCATATTATACTACCGTTAATGTTCCATTCACTGTGACTGTTGCTGTAAAAGATACTGGACCACATAACATCATGTTGTCCGTTGCAGCAACTGTAA